CGCGCGACACAGGACGACGCCGAAGACATTCTCAACATACTGCGAACGCAGGCGCAAAGTCTTCGACTGTGCAGGTGCGTCGACGAGGATTACGTCCAGCGTGTACTGAAACTCCCGCACGTGTTCGTCGGCGAGGGAAAATTCGTCTGTCTGTTCGAGGTTGGATACAGGGGTGCGAACGGCGTCGTGAACAGGCAAGCCGACGTGCTTCACGCCGTGGGCGAAGGTGCCCTCTGGGACGCGACGATCCTGGCGAAGAACGCCGGGTTCGACGTCTTGAACTGTCTGGACGCGCCGTTCTCGGAAGAGGAGCTCACCGCGCGTCGATTCATTCGTGGCACGGGTGCCCTTCATTACTACCTGTACAACTGGAAACTCGACCGACCGCTGAAAAACAACGAACTTGGATTTGTGTTACAGTAGTAAGACATGGAGGCGATTCGAAAGCATCACAACCTCGTCAAGCGCGAGCTCATCGCGTTCGCGTGCACGCCCGAGTGTCACGTGTTGGACGTCGGGTGTGGGTTCGGGGGCGACCTTCCGAAATATAAAACCGCTGGGGTCACGAATTTGAACATGTGCGATCCGGACGAGTCCGCGTTGGTCGAGGCGCGACAGCGTGCGAAAAACTTGGACATGCGTCGCGTCAACTTTTATCACGGCGACATACACGCCGCACCCAAACGAGTCTTCGACGTCATCGTGTACAACTTCAGTTTGCATTACTGTTTCCAAACCAGGGAACTCTTCGAGTCGACGATTCGAGAGATCAAGAAGCGCGTGAAGAGGGGTGGAACGCTCGTCGGTGTCATACCCGACAGCCGTCGGATCCTTTCCATGACGCCATACACGGACGAGGAGGGAAACTTTTTCAAAATGCGATTGCCACACGGAAACGGTGACTTTGGCGAGAAGTTGTTCGTGCAGTTAGCCGGGGTGCCGTTCTACGACGACGGACCTAAATCGGAACCGGTGTGTTACTCGGACGTGTTGATCACGTCGTTGGAGAACGCGGGATTTCGGTTACACATGTGGGAACCCCTACAGGGGGCGAGGATCTCACAGATGTACAGTAAATTTTTATTTGTGTTTAATAAGTAAGGATGTTCTTGCCCCTGCTCGTCGCCGTGAACGTCATGATTCTCACTCGCACTCGCGAACCACCCCAACTCGTGGAAGTGCGTCGCAGGTACAAGATCCTTCGCGACCACCTTCGATCGACGAATAATCTCCGATTCCGAATGTTGTGGGATCCCAAACCCCTGACTGCGTTTCACACCCTCAGCGACACGGTCGGGTACAACACCAATAAGGGCGCGAACATAACGCTGTGTTTGCAGGGGGGACCGAATGAGATCTTCCACGTGTTGATTCACGAACTCGCACACTGCACCGTGGACGTGTACGATCACAGCGAGTTGTTTTGGTCCAATTACAAGGACCTGACCAAGATATGCGTCAGTCTAGGCATTTACGAACGCATCGATGGTCCGACGCAATTCTGCGGTGAACACATTAGCGACTGACCACGTACGACTTCGCGATGTAGAACACGAGTGCGGCGACCGCGCCCGTGGCGGCTAAGCCGATCATCGAGCGAGATCCGGCGTTGTCCAAAAAGTTCGGCACGCTGGTCACTAATTTGTCCTGAACCGGTTTACTGATGGCGATGCTCGCGGCGACGCCCGCCACCAGAGCGATCAGTTGATCGTCCGTCAAATTCATGAAGTTCTTGCTCTCCGGCTTGACGGCTTCTTCTTGTTGTTGGGGCATCATCGGCATCATGTGTCCATGCGCCGGGGCTTGCATTTGCAGACCCTGCATTCTCGGCTGCTGCTGAAGCATCGGTTGTTGTTGATCCATGAAACCACCGTCTTCCATGACAAGATCGCTGATAGGCGTTGAATCCATCATTCCAGTTTGATGTTGCAAGAGATTTTTTTCTTGTTGCACAAACGCTGTCGTGGTTTCGGCTTGGCGCACGCTCGACGTCGACGTCGACGGTGGCGGTTTCGTCGTGTCCACGGACAGGGACACGTATTCTGAATCGTCCGCGAGGTTCACGCTTGAAATTGAATCGCTCATTGTTCTGTGATTGGTGCCTTATTTTTTCTTCGTAATTTTCAGCGCCGTCTTCTTATCAGCCTTTCGAGGATCGTCCTGGGTGGCGTTCGCGTGCGACGGGTTGTACATTTTCTTGTGTATGCTCCAAAACTTAGGCGACCCTACTCTGAAATTTTTACGCAAATCCGCTTTGTAATAGAATATACAATCCGTGAGTTTGTTCGACTTGGACGTGTTGTCCAACACCAAGCACTCGTAGTTTTCCGTCGTCGCGTCGAGAATCTTACAGAACATGTCGAACGTGGGCACGATCCCGAAGAAATTTTTCCACAGACGTTCCCTGTTCGCCAGCACGTTCTCCCGCAACACGAACACGTAATCGCAATTCGCGCGCAGA